ATGACAGTATATTGGTTGACTAATGTAATGCTTGAATCAAGGTATACATATGAAGAAGAGAGAATTTCGCGAACAGAAACAGAATTATGTAGTTTACTCATTGAAGATGGACGAATTAAAAAAATTATAGAAGGGGTTGTTCAAGAAGAAGATATAGTAATGCTTGATGCTAAGCACTTATTGATGTTGCCAGCTTTCGAAGAGATGCACATTCACATTGATAAAACATATTATAGTGGCCCCTGGAAAGCTTGTAAGCCAGCAGAAAGTATTTTTACACGTTTTAATGAAGAAGAAAAAATTTTACTAAAGCAATTAGCAACTGCTCAAGATAGAGCGGAAAATATGCTAGAGTTACTACTGCGAAATGGTGCAACGAATATTAGAACGCATTGTAATGTTGATCCGATTATTGGACTTGGTAATTTGGAGGCGACGTTAGCGGCATTAGAAACATATAAAAATCGAGTGTCTAGTAGAATTGTTGCGTTTCCGCAACATGGATTATTGCGCAGTAATTCTGTGCAACTCGTGAAAGATGCGATGCGTATGGGTGCTCATCTAGTCGGAGGAGTAGATCCAGCTACAGTGGATAATGATATTGAAAAATCATTACATACAATTATGGATATCGCAGTAGAATTTAATGCGGATGTTGATATTCATTTACACGATGAGAATAATCTTGGAACGTTTACGATGAAGAGATTGGCAAGTTTAACAGAAGAAGCAGGGTGGCGAGGGCGTGTAACAATTAGTCATGCACTTGGACTTGGTGGTGTTACTGATAAAGAGGCTGAAGAAGTGGCAGAAAGACTCGCAGCTGTAAATATTGATATTACTTCAACAGTACCAATTGGTAAACAAGTAATTCCAATTCCGTTATTAGATAAAAAAGGTGTTAAAGTTTCATTAGGAAATGATAGCATTACAGATCATTGGTCACCGTTTGGAACAGGTGATATGCTTCAAAAGGCAAATCGATTAGCAGAGCGTTTTGGATGGAGTGACGAAAGGTCTTTAGGAAAAGCAATTCGCTTTATTACGGGAGGAAAAGAAACGTTAAATAATGAAGGGAAGCGGGTATGGCCGAATGTAGGGGATGAAGCGAGCTTTGTTTTGACAAATGCGACATGCACTGCTGAAGCGGTAGCACGCCAAACAGAAAAAAGTTTAGTCGTGTATAAAGGAAATATTGTTGTTGGAAGCTTAAATGAGCTGGAATTAAATAATCTTGTGTAGAAGAATCGTTTAAATACCTTGGGGAGGGTTCTAATTGTGAATATAGAACTCTTCTTTTTTATTCTTACAATATATTTTTTATAGGAAATCTAGAAGGGATGGACATTTTGGACAATCAACATAACCAAAATCATATTATGGGAACTTTGCAATGGTTTATATTTCTATTAGCAAATTCAATCGCACTACCAATTGTCGTTGGTGGATTATTTCATCTTACGACGGAAGAAATATTTTATTTAATGCAGCGTACGTTTTTTGTAGTTGGTATATCTTCTTTCTTACAAGGATGGATTGGGCATAGACTTCCAATTGCGGATGGACCAGCTGGATCTTGGGTTGGTGTATTTACAGTACTTGCTTATGCAACTGCCGGACAAGATCAATTGCATAGTACACTGCAAATTTTAGAGTTAGGAATGATAATCTCCGGTGTTATTTTAATAGGATTAGGAGTAACTGGTTTTATAGGACGTATTTTATTTTTATTTACGCCAGTTGTGACAGGGACGTTTTTACTTTTATTATGTTTACAATTAAGTGGTGTATTTTTAAAAGGAATGCTAGGAATTACAGCTACTATTTCTCAAATCGATGGAATTACAGCGATAATTGCGTTTAGTATATTTTTGTTCGTTATTATACTGTCTAATTTTGGAAGAGGTTTTATCAAAAGTTATGCAGTTTTAATAGGATTAATTAGCGGGTGGATTATTTTTCTCATTGCAGGAAAAGTGACGGTTCCATCTCAAGTAACTCATTTTGTACAACTTCCACAAATGTTTGCTTGGGGACTTCCAAAATGGAATACTGGTATGGCAGTATCCAGTTTCGTTATGGTATGTATTTTAGTTTCAAATACAGTGGCAGCTATTATAGCGATTAATCAAGCTACCATTCATAAAGCAACTATTGAACAAAAACAGTTGAAGGATGGTACGTGGGTTGGAGGGATTTCCCATATCATTTCCTCCGTATTTTCAACTGTAGGTATCGTTCCGTTACCAGCAACGGCAGGATTTATACGCTTAACAAAACAAAAATATATACGATCGTTCTTAATGGCATGTGCGTTACTAGTCGTAATGTCTCTTTTTCCAAGTATTATTCGTTACTTAGCATCTTTACCATCGGCTGTCGCATCGGCTGTTTTAATGGCTTCGTTCGTACAATTAATTGGAATTGGATTTAATAATATAAAACAAGTGCCGATGAGTGAAAGGAATGTAACGATTTTAGGAGTGGCAGTATTATTTGGAAGTGGCGTTATGTTTTTACCGTCTGGAGCACTCCAATCCTTGCCGTCTGTTATGCAATATATATTCGGTAATGGTTTATTTGTAGGTACGGTTGTAAGTATATTGCTAGAACAAATATGGCGCGTTGGAAAGTAAGTGGATAAAAAGAGTGTACGCAATGTATAAAAGTCTAAAATAACATGGGAAATAAAGCCCATTTTTATTCACCACCTGCACATTTCGTTCATACAATATCTTGACTAAATAAACACCCAACTTACACATACACAGCTCTGGCTTAAGCAAGGAGGGTTATACCAGTTGAAGGAAAAAGCGTATCAATCTAAACCTTTACTCACAAAGAGAGAAAGAGAAGTATTTGAATTACTGGTTCAAGATAAAACAACGAAGGAAATTGCAGGTGAACTTTTTATAAGTGAAAAGACAGTTCGTAACCACATCTCAAATGAAATGTATAATTATAACTAGTAATTACGGTTATAAAAACTTTCTCAATATTTTTCAGAAGAATAGGAGAATACACGTTCCCATTTATATGGTAGAATATTTTGTAAATACAGGGAGAAGGCGTTATTTGTTTGAAATGAAGGGGGCTTTTCAATTGAGATTTCACAAAAAGATTATTGGAATAATTGAAGATCGGGAAGATTTAAGCCTAAGCTATGTAGCAGAACAAATCGGAGTTTCTAGACAATACATGTCAAAATTTAAAAATAAAGGCGCAATTGGATTTTGTCAGCTCGTTAAGCTGTCACATATATTAAGTGAGAAAGATAAAACATTTAAAGAAACAATGGCCGAATGGTGTCTAGAACTAGATACTACTGAGGCTATAAAACAAAGTTTTGAATATGCTTGTGTAACACGGAATATTAATCTTTTAGGGAAATTACTTACAAAGCATAAAGATGAAACAGGAACTATACGTGAATATGTTTCTGTATATGGAATCTTGTATCAATATATCATCGGAGAAGTTCATGGGACGGAAATTGTTAACCAACTGAAAAAAGTTGGACAACCCAAAGATAAAGTTTTAAACATTCTTATGGATATAATGAAGTGTTACAATTATTTCCACTTAAAGAAGTACAATTTAATGTTGGAATTAATCCAAGAAATCGAAGCTCAAGTTGAGGCTGTTGATAGCGATAGAAAATCTTATATTAAAGAATGTTATATATATCGAGTGGCAGAAATTTTCGCTCCAGTATATTTACACTATAATCATTTAGATTTAGCTAGGAAATTTGCTAATGTAATAATAGGTGCTAATATCAGCGAAAAGACCATCTCAGACGCATTGTACATACTAGGAATGTCTTATCTAGGTGAGGACAAGGAAAAGAGCCTCAAATACTTTGAGGACAGTTACACGCTATTTAAAGAGGTCGGAGACAAAACATACGAAAAAGAGGTGCGTTATAATTTAGATTTTGCTAAGATATATTTAGGCGAACCCTTAGCAAAGGATTCAGACCCACACTTAATACAATTTCAAAATAGTCCAGATACTCAAATGTTAAAATTGCTTCAAGAATCCCTATATGATGGGGAAGAAGAAGATTTTCTGGTATACTATAAGGGAATTGTAAGCAATTCACCGAATGAGATATATGAATGTTTTCAAAAATTTCTGCTGCAATCTAATTATTTTTTTACAAGTTTGGTTGCAAAAGAGATTTACAAAAGAGGAGATCAATCGGGGTTAATTAAATCGATGATGAATTTTAAGGGGAACATAGGAAAGGGAGTGTTTTGCAGTGAAAAAGATAGCTTCTACAATCTTAATTGCATTAACAGTATTCACAGCGTTGAGCGGATATACCGCAGAGAAACCAGATCACTACAAACAAAATGAAACGATAACATATATGCAAGAAACGATTAAGCCCGGTGGTTAAATCGTTTAGAAATTAAAGACTGAGAAAATTCTCAGTCTTTTTCTTTTGGTCAACTAAAATGGAAAAACGAAAAATGATGTACTTTTCAGAATATTCCCGTGGGGAAATGTTATTATATACCTACAGAGAACGGAAGGGGGATATATTTATGGGAACAGAAGAGATATTACAATCGTTCCTAAGATGTATTGCTGAAGCTTCTCAAAATGAAGAAGATATACAACGATACATTGAAACAGCATTTAATATTAAAACAAACTAAAAAATAGTGATGATTCAGTTGCCACCACTATTTTTCAGTTGGATTATTTAATTTTTCAAGACTTTCCATGATAGATAGCATATTTTGTAGAACGATTTCTTGATGTTCTTCAGGTAATTGTTCTAGTCGAGACTTTATACCGTGGTATTTCTTGTTAAAATCCTCATCTACTTCGCGAGAGTCAGACCTCCCTAAGATAAAATCAATAGGTACTTCAAAGAAATTAGCAGCACGTTCCACGGTTTCGCGAGAAGCTGGTTTAAGACCTGTTTCGAATTTAGAAACACTGCCAGCAGTAACGCCAATTGCCTTACCGACCTCGGTCTGAGTTAACTTACGCTCTTTTCGTAATTGACGCAGTCGATCTTTAAACTCCACAATAATCACCTCATATAAGTGGTTTGTTGAGTTTATTATAATATTTCCTGTAGGGAAAATCAATGATATAGAACAGTCGATTATTTAATAAAATGCGAAAAAAATATGTCTTGAATTTTCCCTCAGGGAATGTTAAGGTAATTTACACAGATATAGGAAGGAGTCATCAAATGAAAACAAATGTAGAAGAAACAAAACTGAAAACTGCATTCAAAAATTCTGGATATAAATATCACGAATTGGCTGATGCACTTGGTATTTCTTGTAGTTATTGTTACAAGCTCATTAATAACCACCATTATAAGAAGAAAATTTCTTATAACTTAGCTTCTAGAATGGCGAATGTGTTGAAATCAGATGTAGTTGATTTGTTTGAGGAACAGGTCGATTTTTTTTAGTCCTAAATGTTCCCTAAGGGAATATTTAATAAAAATTTTTGAGTGTTGTCTCAGTGGAAATGAATCATATGGTGTTATCAAGAGGTGATGAGGTTGGTGGTTAAACAAACGAAATTAAGGATTATTGAAGAAGTCTATGGAGACCAAAGAATTGAAGATGTGTTTGAAGAATTATACCAGTTGCGATTTGGTATAAAAGTAAAAATTACAAGAAAAAATCCAAGCTTAGTTGCGAATGAACAAGAAAAGTAGGCTTTAAGCTTCATTGAGCATAGCTTAATGAAGTGAGGATATATAGTGGACAAGCCTGAAAGGAGAATAATGAATGAAAAACGGAAAAAGATTGACTAAACGTGAAAAAATGCACCTTAAATCATACAGCTTAAATCCTGATAATTGGTTGGTTTTCAAGAAAGCGGATGGAGAAATGCATTTAGTACATCGTTATACTAGCGCAACTCGTGTAATTCCAAGTTTATAAGTTTAGGAGGGAATAAGATGGATCAGTTAACAGTACTGGAGTTTAATAATGAAAGGATTTTAACGACTAAGCAATTAGCATTCATCTATCAAACGGATGTTAATAATGTGCAAAAAAATTTCAGTAATCATAAATCAAAGTTCGTTGAAGGCAAACATTATTTTTTCTTAGAAGGTGAAGAATTACGGTCTTTTAAACGCGACCTGAATAATGTTCAGCTCGTACCGAACAACGTAAATCAATTATATTTGTGGACAGAACGAGGGGCGAATAGACATTGCAAGATTCTTGATACAGACAAAGCGTGGGAACAATTCGATTACTTAGAAGAAACCTATTTCAATGCGCGAGAACAACAACGGCTTCCTACTGACCCAATGGATGTTTTAAAACTTACATTCCAAGCATTAGAAGGACAGCAACAAGCAATTGAAGAGATAAAGTCAGATGTACAAGACTTAAAAGATAATACACCGTTATTCGCAATCGAATGTGATGAAATTTCTAATGCTGTAAAACGTCAAGGGGTCGTATTGCTAGGTGGAAAACAGTCTAATGCCTATCGAGATCGCGGATTAAGAGGGAAAGTTTATCGTGATATCTACAACCAACTATACCGTGAATTCGGAGTGAAAAGTCATAAAGCAATTAAGCGTTGTCACTTAAACGTAGCAGTGAAAATAGTTGAAGAATATACACTTCCAATTGTATTAAGTGAGGAAATATCTTTTGTAAATGCGCAAATGGATTTCACAGAAATGTAATAAGAATTGAAAACGAGGAGGTACTATATGGAAATTGAACCGATGTTCGCAACCTTACTAATGGAGCAAGAAATTATTGAAGAGAAACTTAAGCAAGGGATTAATGGATTCGAGTGGTTAGTTTTGCAAGTGGTGATAGATCAGGAAAGAAAAGAATCTTTAGAAACTTGGGAAAGGCTACAAATTTTAGCAGCTAAAAAGAAAGTAAATTCTCTTACGTTATTTTCAGATGCAATTCGTATGGATGCAGAAACTTTTTATAACATATACGAACTTAATTGGTGGATGGCATTTAAAGAGGCTCTCACATATTTTTCTTTAATGAGACTACGGAATTATAACACATATTCGGATGTGATAAAGAGTATTTTTAGTGATGAATCAGCATTGGAAAGAAAGGGGTAAAAATTAATGGATAATCTACAAATGGTTGATGGGATCAAAAAATCAGAACCAGATTATGGAGAGATATACCATCGGATGTTTTCTGAAAATCTACGCGAGTTGCTACAAAAGGTAAAAATTAAAGGGACATTCAATCAAGACTTATGCAAAAAAACAATCTTTACGGGCGTGAGATTCATTAGATATACCAAAAGCGATATATCAAATTATGAATATTTAAAAGACAAGCTGCAATTAATAGGTTACTTACAAGGATTGATGAAAAAGGTAACTCCAAGAGAATTTATAAATATGTTTCCGATAACAAAATCTTATGACGGAGACAAATGGGAAGAGAAAGATTATTTCTTTACTATGAATCGCGCTAAAGAAATCGGGATGGATACTCTTTTAGGAGAAAATATCTTAGAGTTTCTATACGATTACGACAATTGGGATATAACATGTTTTGCGGTTAGTTCAATGACAGTTATAAGCAGAATCAGACGAATTGAAGGAGAAAAGTCTTTAGCGGAAGAGTTTTTTGGAAGTATAGGACTTGATACTTATACGCTGCATTCTGGACAGAAAGGGAAACAAAAGCTAATCAATAATCGTACTGGAGAAACTCAAGAAGTTCAGAAACCTAGACCAAGATATTTAAAGCCAGTTCAATGATTAATATTGCGAAGGTTTATAGACAAAAAAGTAACTTGCGCCAACAAGTTACTAAATAAAAATACTTATAAAAATATACTTATTAGAAATATAACATACATGTTTGATGTATGGAAAGGGTGTTACTATGGCTCTTTTTAGAAAAGTGCACACAGAATTTTGGACGGACGTAAAAGTATCAGAAGATATGACGCCAGAAGATAAATTGTTTATGGTGTACCTTTTGACTAATCCTCACACAACTCAATTGGGAGTATATGAAATCACACCTAAGATGATAGCTTTTGAAATCGGACTATCAATAGAGTCGGCTAGAGCACTACTGGAACGTTTTGAAAACCATCATAAATTAATCAAATATAACAAATTGACAAGAGAAATTGCTATAAAAAATTGGGGCAAATACAACCTGAATAGAGGCGGGAAACCAATTGAAGATTGTCTTAAAAGAGAAATTGATAAAGTGAAAGATTTATCTCTAATAAAATTCATTTTAGAACATACAGATCATACAGTTTTAAAAAGAAAAATCAATCTTTATGCGGGTTTTGACGATACGTCCCACGATACGTTAACGATACGTGACCAAGAAGAAGAACAAGAAGAAAAAGAAGAACAAGAAGAAAAAGAAGAACAAAAAGAAAAAGAACCAGAAGAAGAAAAAACAAAATCAAAATCAAAAGCGTCTTTAAAATCAGACGCAAAGTCCAATCCAATACCGTATAAAGATATATTGGATTACTTGAATGAAAAAGCAAATAAAAATTTTAATCCTAAAGCAGAAGGACATAGAAAGTTGATTCGCGCTAGATGGAATGAGGGGTATAAGCTAGAGGACTTTAGAAAAGTCATCGATAACAAAACCTCACAATGGCTTGGTAAGAAGAGTTTTGATGGAAAACCACTAGATCAATTTTTAAGACCAAGCACGTTATTTGCGCAAAAACATTTTGACAACTACTTAAATGAAACGGTCAACATGTCCAATCAACAACATGGAGATCAGATTGTTATACCTGGATTTAGGGGGAAGATGCCGTTTTAGAAAGGAGTACTAAATGTGAAAAAGATACAAGATTCTTTTGAAAAACTCACCAATTTAAAATTTGCAGATGAACACTGCGATAAGCACACCTTTAATAAACATGGGAAAGAAGTTGTTAAATTAGTTAGGAAAATGATTGATGATGCAGGAACGGTATATTGTCCCCGCTGCATGGTTGAAGAGCAAAATTCGGTTTTATTTCAACAAGCAAATAATCATTATAAAAAGATTAATAGAGAACGGAAGAAAAATGTACTCTTTCAACACAGCATCATAGAAAACCAATCCATTACAGAATCAAGATTGTCTACATACAAGACGGATTGTCAAGAAACGAAAGAAAACAAAGAAAAAGCTATGAGAATTCTCGAACGCATAAAAAACGGTGAGTTTTTAAATGTATACATTGCAGGGATTCAAGGAGTAGGAAAAAGCCATTTAGCGTATGCGATGCTGTATGAATTAATTAAACACTATTGGGTGATATCGGACGGTGAGAAATTAAATGATGAACATGCTTTTAAAAATATGAAAAGCTGCTTATTTGTAGAAATCGAAAAGCTAATCCGATTAATACAGCATTCGTTTAGAAATGTAGAGTCAAGATACACAATGGATTATTGTATCAGTTTAATGGTAGATGTAGATTTCCTTGTAATCGATGATTTAGGGGCTGAAAGTGGTTCGATGAATCGAAACGGAGAAGCAAGCGATTTTGTCCATAAAATACTTTATGGTGTTGCTAATGGCCGACAAGGAGCAAACAAAACAACGATTACTACATCGAATTTATCAAGCGAACAGCTATTTCAAAAGTATGATCCGAAACTAGCGAGTAGGTTGTTAAACGGTGTATCAAAAGATGAAACGATTGTTTTTAAAACAACCACTGACAAACGAATTGTAAATCTAGACATTGGATTCTAATAAAAGGGGCGCGGAGAAATGAAAGAGGTAAAGGGTCAAAACAATAAATTGATGGAAGAGTTTGATGCGTTGTTAAGGAAAATTTTGATTAAATCTAAAACAGATGAAAGGGTAAAAAACTTCGTGGATGATTTATTTGAAATGCTAAATGATAATAATCTTCACTCTGATATTGATTTTAAAACGGCATTAAATAAGTTAAGAGAAAAGCACTTTCCTAAATTTGAAAAAGGAGAGAGCAAAAATGACTGAAGAAAAGGGACAAGCTAAGGAAATAGTTAATGTTCGTGAAATGTCAGATGATGAGTTTATGGAGAAATATGGAAGGCTTGTACATCATTGCGTATGGAAAAGGTATGCGAAAAAAAAGGCCAGTATAGAGCGTGACACTGGTTTAGATATTGAGGATTTAACACAATTCGGAATGATTGGTTTGATAAAGGCGCGAGATAATTTTGACCTTGAATTTGGATGTGCGTTCTCAACGTATGCTGTTCCGAAAATTCTTGGGGAAATAGGAAGGGCGATTCGGGATAATCAAAAAATAAAAGTGCAAAGAACCGTATATGGAGTAAAAGGAAAGATTTTAAATCAACAGTTAGCGGATAAGGAGCCAGAAGAAATAGCAGACATTTTGAATGAACCGGTAACTTTAGTGAAAATGGCTTTGGAGTATCAGCCAAGCACGGATTCGCTTAATAAGGTTGTATATGCATCTGGAGCTAATGAAGAACTGACATTAGAAACAATGATAGAAGATACTAAAACGGAAGATATTGAAGAAACAACCATTAATCGAGCTGTAATAAGAGGATTTAAAGCTGCATTGCCTCCTAAAGAATATATCGTTTTAGATATGCGTTTACAAAATATGACGCAACAAAACATTGCAAATCAAATGGGATACAGTCAGGTGCAAATTAGTCGTATATTAGCAAAGATTAGTCAAAGAGCTGCTCAATTTGGTAAAGAAGGAGGGCTTCAAGATTGAGTGTTACAAAAGGCGTTTGTATCGATGTAGACCACTCAGATTTGCTAAAGGAGAAAGTAGAGTACTTTTTATTCCCTGCTAAACCAAGTCATTATTATGTAAGCAGATTTAATCGTAAAGGAGCGCATTTTGGTTGCTATCCAACTGAAAGATTTCAAATCACAGAAAAGGAAGTATGGACACCAGAACCTCAACCGAATCTGCCTGAATTAAATGCAAGCTTATTCTATAGAGCTCAGTTGATTTGGCGAAAAAAGGGGTATAAAGATAAACCGCTTAAAGATTATATCGTACAGCCGAGAGGAAAACATTGCTACTTTTGGCATGATCGGGAGCACAAGAACTTTTGTGGTTGTTTTCCGCTGCATTGGTTTACCGATTTTGTACCAGTTCAAAGTCACCATATAGAAGAAAAAGGTAAAGAAGAGGTTAAGTTATTACAACGGCCAGATGGACAACTTGCATTTTTTTAACGAAAGAAAGTGAATGGGTGTTTTGCCCAGTCGTCGATTAAAAAGGAGTGTTCTTAATGGATATTAAAAAGTTATTTGCAATGCAGAACGTTTTGGATAAAAGAGTTTTAGAGTCAAAAAATCTTTCTAGAGAAGAAGTATTTGAATTTAGGATACTAGCGTTTTTAGATGAATTAGGCGAATGCATGAAGGAATGGAGAGTATTTAAGTTTTGGAGCAATGATCGTAAACCGAGAACTAGCATACCTACAGGGAAAATTAAAGTATTAGATGATGGTTGTAAAGTAGAAGTCTATAAAAATCCACTTTTAGAAGAATACGTTGATGGGTTACACTTTGCAATTGGGCTTTGCATAGATTTGAAAACCGAAATCAACTTTCCTGCTTCTATGCGTTGCGAGACAGTTACAGAGCAGTTTTTCGAATTGTATCATCTAGCAATACGATTAAAAGAAGAACCCACAGCATTTAGAGCAGATGTCCTATTAGCCCATTATCTTGGTTTAGGGGAAATGTTGGGCTTTTCGTTAGAAGAAATTGAATATGAATACATTGAGAAAAACACGGTTAATCATGAACGTCAGAACAATGGATATTAAGTGAGAAAGTGACATGGAGCAGCTATCGATATTTGATATAGATGAACCTAAAATCAAGCTATATGAAGTCTTGGAAGCTAATGGCTACCATCACGAGATTAAGAGTTATTACTTACACAATGATTACATGGGCGAAGTTAAATATTTCTACATTAGAACAACAGAGGACATGATTATTGATATGTGTTTGAGTCAGTTTCCTGAAGTGTTTATGGTATACGAGGGATTCAATGAAGTCCAAATCAAGAAGATATACAAAGGGCGATTGTAAAAGTGCATGTATTTTGGAATTAAGGCGGGTGAAAAGTGTGGATATTTACTCAGGATTTAATTGGAATCCATATGACGCAAAGGTTGGAAAGGAAATTATTGAAAGGGAGGGCACTCCAGAGGCAATAAAGTATTTTTCTGAAGTGTGCGAGGGACTTACTAACTATGGATATTGGTTTTTTCTTTCTACATTGTGGGTGAGTTATTCAGGCCATTCAGATTTAAAGTTATGGAAACAACTGTTTAATAGCAAGAGGCCAAAACGGAAGAAATGCATTATGAAGCCCAGTGAACTTAAAATGTTCGAACAATTACCCTATTTCATTACGGTATATAGAGCGCATAGACCGAATGAAAAAGACTGGATTGCATATACTCTTGATCCGTTGATTGCCACAAGATTCGCAAATGAGCGGGGAGTTAATACAATCGTGGAATATAAGGTGAAGAAAAGTGATGTTCTTTCGTTATTTTTAAGACGTGGGGAACAAGAAGTGATTGTTCTTGATAAAACCAAAATACAATTTGTCTCTAAAATAGTTATTATATAACCCAAAATAAAAGAACCCGTTTGTTATAAACGGATTCTTCCCTTAAGGTGTGCAAGGAATACAAGGTAACTGGCCTAGGGAAACCTGTAGAATTCCTTGTGATTGTAATGTATGCAAAGGAATCAATAAGGTTAATGAATTTTAAAGAAAGGGAGAATGAAAATGTCCTTAGTGGGGAATTTGAAAGAACTCCAAGAAAAAGTCATTGATGAAAGGGTATTGGAATTTGCAGAGGAAATGGAGGGCGTAATAATCGAAAGTGCTGCAAATGGATATTCAGGTTATAGATATCAAATTCATAAAGAAAATCCAGACAAGCATATTATGCATTCAAAACTATTCACGGAAAAGTTACAAGAATTAATGGATGGCGTGAAAGTTGAATTTAAGGCAGAAGAAAAGAGGAATATTTTAGGCGGATATTATTACGAACACTACATCCGTTTTAGCTGGAATGACTAACTTCTTAATAAAATCCTTATTTGAGAGAAGGGTTCATAGATGATAGATGACATTAAATTAGAAAAGTTGTACAAATATTTTGATCTATTAACTAAAGCCTATTTTACGGATGATCCATTAAATGTTAAACCAAGTATCGAAAAAGTAACGCTCTTAATCGAACTTGAAATTAACAAAGGATATGAAGATGATGAATAACCTATTTTCGTTATACAGATACAGAAATAAATAAAATCTTTATTTGATAGGTGGAGACAATATGGGCTGGGAAAAAGTAATTGAGCAAAAGGAAATGACAACAATCGAAAAACTACACCTGATATGTGACGCTAGTTTAGTACAAGGGAAGTGCATAGTAGTTGAAGCGAACAGTTTCGCTTGGATGATTCGGACTATTAAGGAACTTAGTAAGGAGGAAAACAAGTGATTTATGAAGTTATAGATTATTGTTCTAAGTGTGAAGAGAAATTAGAAAACTGTGAGTGCGAATGCAGGAAGTGTGATGAGTGGTTGCACGATTGTAAATGTGAAGAAATTAAATAAAATAGTTATTTTAGAGAAAGGGAGTCGAAAAAATGAAAACATTTAATGTAACTTTCACAGAATTAAAGGTATATGAGGCAGTTGTTGAAGCAGAGTCAAAGGAAAAAGTTATTGATACGATTAAATGCTTAAAAAGAACCGAGGATGATTTGGTAGACAAAGGGGTCATCATAAATGAGGTTAGTGAGATAAATGTTAATAGAGAACAAAAGTTCGAGTGAATCAGCTTCTCAGATTGTTTATTTTAAGGTAGCAACAACTTTCCGAATACCATAAGACCTTATTGATGAAAAAGCTCTTATTCGAGCGTACAAGCCTGTTATAAACATTGCGTGGGAATTGGAATGGATTTGTTAAGAAAGGGAGTAAGAAAAATGAGAACTGGGAAGAAAAAACATATTAGAAGGGCCATTTTGAATCGTCAAAAGGAAATCGATAAAGAACGGACTGCTGTAGCTTGGAGAAATATTTTTGTAAAATCAGGAATCATAAAATAAAAATAGGAAAAGCAACTCGTTGGGGACAAGTCACTTTTCCAGATGGCAATGTAAATCCATTATAGCAAAACATATGTACAAGTTGTAGGAATAAACAACGAGACATTTTGACACCTATCGACAATCAGAAGTGCGGTTGTTGATCTGGAAATATGAAAGTAGGTGAATCATCATTTGTTTAACTGGCTGAGAGATTACCAAAAGTTAGAAGAAGAAATTGCCTATCTGGAATACAACTTAGATAAGACAAAAACTGAATTAAGACGCTGGGTCAGTGGTGATTTGAGAGAAGTACGTTTAACGGCAGAATCTGAAGGTGCAAAAGTCGAAAACCGCATTGAAGCGATTGAATACGAATTAGCACATAAGATGAACGATATGTATAGATTAAAAAAGTTAATTAGTAAGTTTAGAGGATTAGAAAATCAGATACTCAAATTGAAATATGTGGATGGTATGACGTTAGAAGAAATAGCGGAAGTAGTAAATTATAGTTCTAGTCATATCAAAAAGAAACATGCGGAACTCGTTAGGTTAATTAAGTTTGTGGAACGAGAAGGTATCATTTAGGTTCACTCCTAAAATGAATCGAAACGGTTGAAAAAGTGATTTATATTAATAGCATACAAATTTAGCAGAAGGGCAACTGGTGCACGGTTGCTCTTTTTAGTTTTGGAGGTTATTAGGTGATGAATGTACAAGAGTTGTCGATGCGATTAGAAAATCTAGAACATAAAGTGCTTCAGGTAGAAACGAAGGCAGATGCGTTAAAACAAACCTCTATACAAAAAGGCGATAAAGTAAAAGTGGTGTATCCGCATTTAGGGATACAAGGCGAGTACTTAGTGAAGAAAATTGATAACGGTGTGATGGAATTGGTAGCAGAAGAAAAAATGAAAAAGATTCAGGAGTGATTAGAATTGAAGAAACTATCTAAACAAGAACTAGCAGCTGTAATGACACATTGTATTTCAACGCTTGGCGAGAAAATGGTTAATGAGCATATTGATCCCCAGAAGTTAGCGCAAGCAAGTGCAATCCATAATAATCTCTTTGACAATACAACTCCTAAAGAACGTAGAGAAGCGACGATCAGTTTACTAGGGAAAGCGATTGATGAGTTTTTAGAGAGTAAGGAGTGAGGAGATGATAGTTTATTGTTCCAACTGTAGCAAAGAATATGATATGCAGCCGCAAGTAGAACAACTTCCGAATCGAATCGAGAAGTGTTTCTTTATTTGTCCTCATTGTAATCATGAACATGTAGCTGCGTATGTGAATGATAAGATTCGTAAGTATCAAGCAGATATAGCAAAGTGTCATGAGCGGATTAATAAAAAGAATCTTGCTATCGAAGATGAAATGAAACGGTTAAGGAAGAAGTTTGAAAGGAGAAAGTGAGAGGTGAAGCGAGTTTGAAAATGCCATTAACAAAGTATTGGTGTTTAGATAGAAACTGCGGATTTGAAGAGACTTCTCATAAGATACGTGATGGTTGGAAATGTCCTCATTGCAATGGACCGATGATGAATCGAATTGTTGTTAAGGAGAGATAAGGAGGAAAAGGAATGAGTCTTACACTTCATAACGGAGAGTTGAACAGGCTAGTAAGAGATACTTCACAGGACAGTATCAATTTTACGGTGGGTGGACAAAAGATTATATCTTTGAAAAGCACTGGAGATATCTATGTTAAAGGTAAGCTTATTGAAAACGATAAAGAAGTTGTAGATGGCATGAGGGAGTTATTGAAATTAGCCAGTGGAGATAAGCAATGAGTATATTCCAATTGTTTATTGTATGTATGATAAGTAGTTTCACTACAGTGTTTTTGTTAAAGTTGCTTAATAAAAAATAGAAAGGTTGATAGTAAATGAATAAAGCTAAACTTATCCAAAGTAAAATTGAAGAAGGAAAGTTGAGTGTTAATGAATTAAGAATATTAATGGACTTAGAACCAATTGAAGCGGAGTCGTGTAATAGACTGCTGGCTAATAACAAATTAATTATTGAAGTAACTGCGGATACATCTGAAGCATTAGAAGGGATTAAGGAAGTGACAGAAGCAGCTAATGAATGTGTGGAGGCATTAGAAAAGTTAGAAAAAGCGATGGGTAAGTTTAAAGGAAAAGCTGAGCCAGTTGAAGTATCGTTTGATATAAAAACAATTGCTCAATCCACACTTGAGCAGACGGCAGACTTTATTAAATTACAAGCAAATAAACTAGATATAAAACGTTCGGACCGATATCATTCATTGTAGGCGCTGCTCTAAATTATGCAGCGTCTTGTTTGTTGAGAGAAGGTAAGGAGTGAGGAGAGATGAGGAAGCCACTTAGACCATGCTGCGAATTCCATTGCTATAATCTCACACGCGAAAGATATTGTGAGGAACATAGATACAAAGAAAAGGAGACGCAACAAGACAAGAATAGATACTATGACCGATTCAAACGGGATAAAGAGAGCACGGCTTTCTATAAGTCGAAGGCATGGGAAAGGTTAAGAGAGCAGGCACTAATGAGAGACAAAGGGTTGTGCCTACATTGTAAGGACAACAGAAAGATTAAAGTTGCAGATATGGTTGACCATATCATTCCAATAAAAGTTGATCCAAGTTTAAAATTAAAATTAGAAAACTTACAATCACTTTGTAATCCATGTCACAACAGAAAAACAGCAGAAGACAAAAAGAAATACGGGTAGGGGCGGGTCAAAAAACATTCAGGGCGGTCTTCCCGTACCGCCGCCCCCTCAACTTCGCAGAAAAATCCGTTTTTGCATATTTTTTTAAGGGGGTGTAATCATGGCTGGAAGAAATAAACAACCACTCTCTGTTATACAGGGAAAAGGTAGATCAAATCACATTACAAAAAGTGAGAAAAATAGACGAGAAAAACAAGAAGAAGCATTGCGGGGGCATACTGATAAAATTGAAGCTCCTTCTTATTTGACCGCGGCACAAAAAAGAGAATTCGATACTTTAGCCGCTGAATTAGTCAGGTTGAAAATTTTCAGCAACTTAGATGTGGACAGTTTAGCAAGGTATATCGATTCTAAAGACCAGTATATAAAAATAGTTCGCCTACTAAGAAAAACAAAACCTACAGATGATTTTAAATTGTATTCTCAAATGCAAAGAAGTAAGAATCTTTTATTTAATGAATGTCGTTCTTCAGCTAGTGATTTAGGTTTGACCATTACATCCCGCTTAAAATTAGTTATTCCAGAAGCAGATACTTCACAACAAAAACAAAGTGAAGCGCAAAAGCGTTTTGGTGATCGTATATGAACTGGATAATGGAACGGGTTTTTGCATATTGCGAGGATATTTTAAGCGGAAAAATAAATAGTTGTAAAAAACATCGTTGGGCCATCGAACGATTTATAAGGGATTATGAGGAGTGTCAAAGTGAAGACAGTCCTTTTTATTTTGATGGAGAGATAGCAGAGGATTTTTACTGGTTTGCAAAGGAATTTAAGCACGTTGAAGGGATTTTGGCAGGTGAATCCGTAGAATTAACTGATTTTCAATTGTTTTTAGCGGCTAATATTTTCGGATTCAAAAAGAAAATAAATGGAGCAAGGCGATTTAGAAAAGTTTTTATTCAATTAGCGCGTAAAAATGCTAAATCTCAGTTTCTTGCTATTGTAGCAGCTTTTTGTACATTTATTGGAGAAGAAAAACAACGTGCTTATATCGCTGGATGGACAAGGGACCAATCATCTGAAGTTTATGAGGCTGTAAAAACAGGGATTAGTTCTAGCGAATTGTTAGAAGGGAAATGGAAAGAAGCTTACAGTACTATTGAAATATTTAAAAATGGCTCAGTTGTCGTTCCACTTTCAAAAGAAGCTAGAAAAACTGGTGATGGTAAAAACCCGTCTCTTGGAATTGTCGATGAATATCATGCACATGAAACTGATGAAATTTACGATGTTTTATCGTCTGGTATGGTGGCAAGGAAAGAGCCGTTAATGTTTATCATAACAACGGCTGGTTTCGACTTATCAAGGCCTTGTTATAGAGAGTATGAGTATGTCAGTGATATCTTAGACCCGTCAAAAAGTGTAGAAAACGATGATTATTTCGTTATGATCTGCGAATTGGAAAAGAATGATGATATCAAAGATGAGTCGAATTGGATAAAAGCAAACCCAATCGTAGCAACATATGAAGAAGGTTTGGAAGGTATACGTTCAGATTTGAAGGTTGCTCTTGATAGACCTGAAAAGATGAGGGCCTTTTTAACAAAAAACATGAATATTTGGGTCGATAAAAAGGACAACGGATACATGGATATGTCAAAATGGCAAAAATGCGAAGTAGATAACCTTGATTTTTCAGGTGCAACTCTTTGGATAGGTTGCGACTTATCAATGACAACGGATTTAACAAGTGTTGGTTGGGTTGGAATGGATGATGAAGGTGATTTTATTGTTGGACAACATTCTTTTATGCCTGAAGCGCGTTTGAAAGAAAAGATGGCTACAGATAAAGTGCGTTATGACTTATGGGCTGAACAAGGATATTTGACTTTAACACCTGGTGAAATGGTTGATTATACAATTGTTGAATCTTGGATAGAAAACTTTTCTAAAGACAAAGAAATTCAAGAGTTTGATTATGATAAATGGAATGCATTGCATCTAGCGCAAAATTTAGAGAATAAAGGGTTTGTTTGCGTGGAAATCCCTCAAAGGATAGCTAATTTATCCATTCCAACTAAAACTTTTCGAGAAAAAGTATATGAAAAGAAAGTTAAACATAATGGAGATCCAGTCCTTTTTTGGGCGCTTAATAATGCTGTTATTAAAATGGATGATCAGGAAAACATTATGATTTCGAAAAAAATAAGTAAAAATCGTATTGATCCAGCAGCAGCGGTATTAAATGCGTTTGCTAGGGCTATGTATGGAGCAAGTGTCAGGTTTGATGTATCTGAATTTGCGAATAAAGACTTTCTAGGCAAGTTATGGAACTAGGGAGGGGGTGAACATGTGAAAATAGTGGATTCAGTTAAAAAGTTCTTTAATTTTGAAAAACGTCAAACATCGCAGGTAATAGAGTTAAATAAAGATGATGAAAAATTATTAGAATGGTTAGGGATTTCTCCAAGTGATATTAGCGTTAAAGGCAAAAATGCTTTAAAAGTCGCTACAGTCTTTGCATGTATCAAAATACTATCTGAATCTGTATCAAAGTTACCCTTGAAAATATATCAGGAAGATGAATACGGAATTCAACGCGGGACTAAGCATTATCTCAATAATTTATTGAGACTAAGGCCTAATCCATACATGTCTAGCATGAACTTTTTTGGGGCATTAGAAGCTCAAAAAAATTTATATGGCAATAGCTACGCTAACATAGAATTTGATAGAAAAGGGAAAGTGCAAGCGCTATGGCCAATAGATGCCTCTAAAGTGACAGTGTACATTGATGACGTTGGTTTATTAAATTCCAAAACTAAAATGTGGTATGTGGTAAATACGAATGGACAACAAAGAGTGTTAAAGCCAGAAGAGATTCTGCACTTTAAAAACGGAATAACTCTCGATGGTCTTGTTGGTGTCCCTACAATGGAATATTTAAAGTCCACATTAGAAAATTCAGCTTCAGCTGATAAATTCATAAATAACTTTTACAAACAGGGGTTACAGGTAAAGGGATTAGTTCAATATGTCGGTGATTTAAATGATGATGCGAAGAAGATTTTCCGAGAGAATTTTGAATCAATGTCTAGCGGTCTTCAAAATAGTCATCGTATTGCATTAATGCCAGTAGGATATCAATTTCAGCCTATTTCATTAAATATGTCAGATGCTCAATTTCTTGAAAATACTGAGCTTACTATTAGGCAAATCGCCACTGCATTCGGCATTAAAATGCATCAATTAAACGATTTGAGTAAAGCGACTTTAAATAATATTGAGCAACAGCAACAACAATTTTATACCGATACATTGCAAGCTACTTTAACGATGTATGAGCAAGAAATGACGTATAAGTTATTTTTAGACAGCGAGTTGGATAAAGGGTTTTATTCGAAATTCAATGTAGATGCTATTTTAAGAGCAGATATCAAAACGAGATATGAAGCTTACAGGACAGGTATTCAAGGCGGTTTCCTTAAACCTAACGAAGCTAGAAGTAAGGAAGATTTACCACCAGAAGTTGGTGGGGATCGTTTACTTGTTAATGGAAATATGTTGCCGATTGATATGGCTGGACAGGCATATTTGAAGGGAGGTGATACTAGTGGAGAAGTCAGCAAAGAAGGAAATGAAGGAAATTAGAGCATTACCAATGACTATTGAAGTCCGTGAAGTTAATGAAGATGAAGGAAAGCGAACAATTTCCGGGTCGATAAAATATAACAATGAAAGTGCTGAAATGCGTGATTGGTGGGGCGATATTTTCGTAGAAGAAATTGCTGAAGGGGCTTTTGACGAAAGCTTAAAAATTCGCGATGTTGTAGGTTTGTGGTCTCATGACACATCTCAAGTATTAGGGAATACTAAAAGTAAAACGTTACGAATCGAAAATGACAAAAAAGAATTACGGTTTGAATTAGATATTCCTAATACAACTGTCGGGAATGATGCATGGGAATTAATTAAACGTGGAGATGTTGATGGAGTTTCTTTTGGGATGAAGGTTACAAAAGACAAATGGTCATCAGAAGAACGTGAAAACGGAAAGATTTATAAACGTTCGATTTTGAATGCCGAACTATATGAAATATCACCGGTTGCATTTCCTGCATATCCAACGAATGAAGTAAGTGTACGTTCATTGGATGATTTTAAAGCTGGAGAAAAGCGAGTAGCTGATGAGTTTAGGAAAAGAAAACTAGAAATCGAACTAGAGCTTATATAAGGCTCTTTTTTTATTGATAAATTTAAGGAGTGATTTGAATGTCAAAAGAATTACGTGAATTATTAGCCAAGTTAGAAGGAAAAAAGGAAGAAGTACGCTCTCTTATGGGAGAAGATAAAGTGGCAGAAGCAGAACAAATGATGGAAGAAGTGCGATCACTTCAGAAAAAAGTTGATTTACAACGCTCATTAGATGAATCAGAAAGGGAAGAGCGAAATAATGGCCGAGAAGTTGAAACACGTAATGTAGATGGTGAAATGGAATACCGTGATGTATTTATGAAAGCATTACGCAATAAATCGTTAAGCGCTGAAGAGCGTGAATTTCTTGAAAATGATTTAGAAAAACGGGCAATGTCTGGATTAACAGGGGAAGATGGAGGCCTTGTCATTCCTCAAGATATTCAAACGAAAATCAATGAATTATCTCGTTCATTTGATGCACTTGAGCAATATGTAACGGTTGAGCCAGTGCGTACACGTTCAGGTTCAAGGGTGTTAGAGAAAAATTCAGACATGATACCATTTGTTGAAATCACTGAAATGGGTGAAATTCCAGAAACGGATAACCCGAAATTCTCAAACGTAGAGTATGCAACGAAAGATAGAGCAGGTATCCTACCATTATCTCGTTCATTACTTAAAGATAGTGATCAAAATATCCTAAAGTATGTAACTAACTGGTTAGGTAAAAAATCTAAAGTTACACGAAATGTATTAATTTTGGGTGTGATTGAAAAATTAGCAAAACAGGCAATTAAATCTCTGGATGACATTAAAGATGTACTGAATGTTAAATTAGACCCAGCAATCTCTCCAAATGCTATTTTACTTACAAATCAAGATGGTTTTAACTACTTAGATAAGTTAAAAGATAAGGATGGAAAATATATTTTACAACCTGATCCAACTCAACCAAACAGAAAGTTATTTAATGGCAGCAACCCGGTTGTGGTTATTTCCAATCGTTTCTTAAAAACAAAAACTAAAAAAGCGCCACTTATCATCGGTGACTTAAAAGAGGCAATTGTATTATTTAAAAGAGAAGATATGGAACTTGCTTCTACAGATGTAGGGGGCAAGGCTTTTACTCGTAATACATTAGATTTAAGAGCGATTCAACGTGATGATGTTAAACTATGGGATAACGAAGCGGCTGTATATGGAGAAATCGATTTAAGTACAACGCCAGAACAGCCTCAAGGGTAAGCTAAGGAGGCATTTGAATGCTTGTTACCTTAGAAGAAGCTAAAGAATGGATTCGAGTGGATGGAGACGATGACCAAACTATCACTATGCTAATTAAAGCGGCTGAATTATATATTTACAAAGCAACTGGCAGAACATTTACTCAAACAAATGAAGATGCTAAGTTGCTTAGTTTATTTCTGGTGGCTGATTGGTATGAAAACCGACTACTTGTAGGTGAAAAATCCAGTGAAAAAATCAGAACTATTGTTCAGAGTATGATATTACAGCTCCAATATGCTCCAGAGCCTCAGGAGGAAAGAAAATGAATCCTGCAAAATTAGATAAAAGGCTTACATTTCAAGCAAAAGATGAAAATACAAAAGGGCCTGACGGTGATCCAATAGATGGCTATAAAGATGCTTTTACCGTATGGGGCTCTTTCGTTTATTTAAAGGGAAGGAAGTACTTTGAGGCAGCGGCTGCTAATAGTGAGGTTCAAGGAGAAACAGAAATCAGAAATCGGGATGATGTAAGTACAGATATGAAAATTAAGTACAAAAACGTGATTTATGATATTGTTTCCGTTATCCCAACGCAAGATCATACTTTATTAATCATGTGGAAACGTGGTGAAATGAATGGCTGATGGTATAGATTTAGATTTATTAGGGTTTGACCGTTTAGTTACTGAATTAGATCAAATGGGGTTAAGAGGAGAGAAAATTGAAGATAAAGCTCTTGCGGCTGGCGGTGAACCTATTCGTAAAGCCATTGCAGAACGAGCTCCAAGAAGCCCAAGCCCCAAAAAACGATCTAAAAGTGAACCGTGGCGTACAGGACAACATGGTGCGGATCAGATAAAAGTAACAAAGGCTAAACTTGAAGGCGGAATAAAAACAGTAAAAATTGGTCTTAATAAAGCGGATCGTTCCCCGTGGTTCTATTTGAAATTTCATGAATGGGGTACATCCAAAATGCCAGCACATCCATTTATAGAGCCTGGTTTTAATGCTTCAAAAGCGGAAGCTGTACGTGCTATGACAGATATTTTAAAGAACGAAATGAGGTTGAATCTGTGATAAATTTAAGGCCTGATATTTTACAAGCTCTTGAGAATGATCAAGAGCTTGTTTCATTGTTGGGTGGAAAACGAATTTATTACCGTAAAGCAAAAAAAGCAGAAGAGTTTCCGCGAATTACGTATTTTGAATTAGATAATAGGCCAGATGGATTTGCAGATAATCAAGAAATTGAAAGTGAAATCTTGTTTCAAATTGATGTTTGGGCGAAGAGTAGTACAACGACAATCCATCAAAAAGTGAATGAAATCATGAAAAAAATTGGTTTCTCACGATATGCGGTTGCCGATTTATACGAAGATGATACAAAAATTTTTCATTACGCGATGCGATTCGCGAAAGGAGTGGAGTTATAGATGGCTGGAGAAGTTATTAAAATTAGTTCGACTGTCGGTGTAGATAACTTAGTTTATGCGAAGTCATTGAAAGATGATGCAACAGGTGTTGACTACAGCACGGTTAAAAAAATGGAAGGCGCAGTAAAGGTTAAAACATCTAAAAAAGTAGCTACTGAAATTATGTGGAGCGATAATAAAAAATCGGAAATTGCTGAGTCTGATGGTGAAGTTGAGGTTGAAATCGAAGTTCGAGGCCTTTCATTATCAACAAAGGCAGATATTGAGGGATTCCCAGAAGTGACAGATGGCGTATTAGATGAAAAGCGAGAGGGCGAAAAGCCGTATTTAGCAATTGGATGGCGCTTTTTAAAAGCTAACGGAAAGTATCGATATGTTTGGTTATTAAAAGGGAAACTTTCGCAGGAAGAGGAAGAAGCTGAAACTAAAAAAGATAAGCCAAACTTCCAAACAACGAAATTAAAAGGTTCATTCATCGAACGTGATTTTGATGATAGAACTAAGTTTACAGCGGATGAAGATGAGCCTACATTTACAAAAGCCATCGGAGATAATTGGTTTAAAAAGGTATACGAGAAGCCTGTAACGCAACCACCAACAGGAAAGTAAGAGGGAGCAAAAGCTCTCTCTTTTTATTATTTAAGGAGGAATAAATTATGAAATTAACTTTACGAATCAATAACGAAGAAAAAACTTTTAACTTACCAGCATTTATTCCAGCTCGTTTAATTCGCCAAGCTCCTGAACTTGCAGATATTCCAAATAATCCTGAAGCGGCAGATTTAGATAAGATGGTTCAATATGTAGTACAAGTTTACGGTGAACAGTTTACAGTGGATCAGTATTGGGATGGTATAGACGCTCGAAAATTTTTATTAACGACAACAAATGTAATTAATGCTCTTGTTAACGAAACCGTAGAGGCAGCGGGTGCGAATCCTGTAACTGATGGGGCAGAAAACCCAAACGTATAGAGGGAGGAGGGTTGACGTTCAGCGAGTTTATGGACGAACTCTACCTCTCTTTATTGCAACAAGGGTACAAACACCATCACATCGATAACGAGATGGATATTTGGCATTATTTGAGGCTTAATCGAAAAATGCGTGAAAGTGGAAATGAAAATCATGAAGGCTCCAATTCAAATGAAATAGAAGTGCCAGCGGAAAACATTATTTAACAAGGGAGGTGAGACTATGGCGAACGAAATAAATAATCTAGTCGTTAGACTTTCCCTTGATAACGTAAACTTTCGACAAGGTATCTCGAATTCAGGTCGTGCAGTCAGAACGTTGCAGAACGAGTTAAAATCTGTAAGTACAGGAATGGGTGGTTTTGCTAACGCTAGTCAGCAAACACAAGCGAAATTGAATACACTAAATCGATTAATTGAAGCTCAGAAGGAAAAAGTTAAGGCATTACGCCAAGCTTATGATCAAAATAAAGCTAAATTAGGAGAAAATGATGCTGCAACTCAGCGGTATGCTGCACAAGTCAATAAAGCTGTCGCTGATTTAAATAGATTCGAAAACGAATTAAAACAAGTGAATCGTCAGGCGCAACAAACAGCGATGGATAAATTAAATAATTCATTGAAATCTTTACAAGCTGAATTTCAGGCGGTCACAACAGGAATGCACGGATATACTAACGCGGCTGAACAGACTCGAGCGAAAATCGATGTTCTATCTCGTATGGTAGATAAGCAAAAGGAGAAAATTAGGGAGCTTCAGTCGGCTTACAATCGCGCTAAAACCGAAGAGGGAGAAGCGAGTCAGTCAGCACAACGTTACGCGGAACAAATTCATAGGGCAACGGCTGAATTAAATCGATTTGAACAAGGGTTACGACAGTCAAATCATGAACTTGAGCAACAGGGGAATCGACTACTGAATTTCGGAAATCGTATGGAAACACTGGGCAACCATTTGCAAAACGCAGGAAGTCAAATAGGTATTGTTTTTGGTGGAATGACGTATGCAATAGGGCGTGGTTTAAAGTCCGCGATTACAGAATCTATGAATTTTGAACAGCAAATGGCCAATGTTAAAGCTGTATCTGGTTCTACTGGAGAAGAAATGAAAAAATTAAGTGAATTAGCTGTCAACATGGGGGAAACAACAAAGTATTCTTCTGTAGAAGCGGGAAAAGGTATTGAGGAATTAATAAAGGCTGGTGTCAGTTTAACAGATATTATTAATGGAGGTCTATCAGGGGCTCTGAACTTGGCAACTGCTGGGGAATTAGATTTAGGCGAAGCGGCAGAAATTGCATCAACAGCCTTAAATGCCTTCAAAGCTGATCATCTTTCAGTAGCAGATGCAGCTAACATATTATCAGGTGCAGCAAACGCATCAGCAACAGATGTCCGCGAATTAAAATATGGTCTTGCTGCTTCTTCAGCAGTAGCGGCAGGAGCAGGGATGACGTTTAAAGATACAGCTACAACTTTAGCGGTATTCGCCCAAAATGGTTTAAAAGGTTCAGATGCAGGTACTTCATTAAAAACCATGCTCATGCGTTTAAATCCAACAACAAAAGAAGCATATAACAAAATGAGAGATTTAGGTCTTATAACATACAACGCGCAAGCTGGATATGATTTTCTTGTTAAAAATGGTATACAACCAGCATCAAGAAGCGTTGGCGATATTGAACAGGCTCTAGAAGGATATGTAATGAAAATAGAAGGTGCGAAAAAGTGGAATGACAAGTGTGATACGACATTCCGTGAATTAGCCACGAGTTCAGCTTTCTTATCATCAAAATTTTATGATCAACAGGGGCATATTCAAAGTTTAGAAAATATTTCAGGGACACTTCATGAATCGATGAAAGGTTTAACAGATCAGCAACGAAGTATGGCTTTAGAAACGTTATTCGGTTCGGATGCCGTACGTGGTGCGACTATTCTCTTTAAAGAAGGGGCAAATGGGGTCAATGAGATGTGGGATGCAATGTCTAAAGTTACGGCTGCTGATGTTGCGAAAACAAAGATTGATACTCTTCAAGGAAGAATTGTTTTATTAGATTCAGCATTTTCTACAATGAAAAAGACAATTGGTGATGCACTTGCTCCTGTAGTTAGTGCTTTTGTTGCTGGTTTACAAAAACTTGTCGATGGATTCAACTCTTTACCTGCACCTGTACAAAAGGCAATAGCAATTACAGGTGGTATTGTACTTGCTTTAACAGCTGTTGCTGCTGCAATCGGTGTAGTTTTAGCTGCAGTTGGGATGGTTATGTCAGGTATTGGAGCGTTAGCAACATCATTAGGAATTGCTGGTGGTGCTGCAGGTCTTGCTGGTGCTGCGGTAGGTATGTTAGGAAGCGCATTAGGAGTGCTTCTTGGGCCTGTTGGTTTAATAGCAGCCGCTCTTATTGGAACTGGAGTTGTCGCATATAAGGCGTATCAAAAAGCAACTGAAGACAGTATCGCTTCAGTAGATCGCTTTGCTACAAATACAGAAGGGAAAGTAAGTTCTTCTACAAAGAAAGTTCTTGGTGAGTATTTCAAGCTGTCTGATGGCATTAGACAAAAGTTAACTGAAATTAGATTGAACCATGAAGTGATAACGGAAGAACAGTCGCAGAAGTTAATTGGTCAATATGACAAGTTAGGTAACACGATTATAGAAAAAACAAATGCAAGACAACAAAAAGAAGTTGAGGGACTTAAAAAGTTCTTTGCGGATTCTTATGTGTTAACCGCGGAGGAAGAGAATAAGCGGATTGAACAAATGAATCAACATTACGAACAAGAAAAGTTAAAGACGCAAGAAAAAGAAAATAAAATCAAAGAAATCATTCAAACAGCAGCAAATGAAAAACGGGAATTCACTACATCTGAAAGGATTTCCTTACAAGCTTTACAAGATGAAATGGATAGGACAGCTATCCAACATATGTCTAAAAATCAAATGGAACAAAAAGTTATTTATGAGAATATGCGTGTACAAGCTAGTGAAATTACAGCTAGACAAGCAGCGGAAGTTGTTGAAAATAGTGCCAAAGCAAGAGATAAAGTGATTGAAGATGCAAAGAAAACTCGTGATGATAAAATTGCGTATGCTATACGTCTACGAGATGAGTCAGGAACCCTTAATAAAGAAGAAGCGGATGCAGCTATCGCAGAAGCGAATCGTCAATATAATAGCACTGTTTCAACAGCAAGAGATAAGCATAAGGAAATTGTAAGTGAAGCAAAAGCGCAAGCGGGAGAACATGCAAATCAAGTGGATTGGGAAACTGGTCAGATAAAATCCAAATACCAAGTAATGAAAGATGATGTAGTTCAAAAGATGAAAGAAACTTGGTCAGGTATAACTAAATGGTGGGAAGAAACCAAAACTTCAGCCGACAACAAGGTAGAAGAAATAAAAAATACAGTTTCAAGAAAATTTGAGGAACAGAAAAAAGCTGTTAAAGATAAAATGTCAGAAATAAAACATGACATTGAAGATAAATGGAATACAGTTGAAAAATTTTTCAGCACTATAAATCTACGTTCCATTGGTAAATCAATTATAGAAGGTCTCGGAAGAGGAATAGATGATGCTTCAGGAGGTTTGTTTAGTAAGGCTGCTGGAATTGCAAACGATATTAAAAAGACCATTTCTGGAGCACTGGAAATTAACAGTCCGTCTAAAGTGATGATTCCAGTCGGTAGCGCAGTTCCAGAAGGTGTTGGAGTTGGTATGGATAAAGGGAAACGATTTGTTGTCGATGCAGCAAAAAATGTAGTCGGAACTGTTAAGAAGCAGATGGGGAATATGCCATCTATTTTTGATTTTGGATTCCAAACAAATCAATATAGTATCCCGCAAAATACGTTTGGCAATTTCAACGGATATACGCAACCGCAATTAGCTTATAACAACCCATCTATGGAAAAAACTATATTCCCAGATAGAGCGGGTAGAGAGCAAGAACTGAAATTAACTGTAAACATGACAAATGTTTTAGATGGAAAAGAACTGGCTAACGGAAGTTATACCTACACTACAAAACTTCAAGATCGTGAACAAAAAAGAAGAGCGGAATTTTAAGGGGGGTGAGCTCGTTGGGGAAACTTAGTTTTACTTTTAATAATATTAGAAAAGATTATATTCAAATGCTAGTTGGAAGAAAACGTCCTTCATGGGCTCCAGTTAAAAGGAAATTAGTAAGAGTCCCTCATCGTGCAGGGGCTCTTTTTATTAATACAGAAACGGAGGAACGTCGTATTGATGTTCCTCTTGTCATTAAATCAAAAAAAGATATGGCGGATTTGCAAAAGATGAAAGAAGATTTAGCAGATTGGCTATATACAGAGCAACCAGCTGAACTTATTTTTGATGATGAGTTAGACAGGACTTATTTAGCATTAATTGATGGTTCTGTAGACTTGGATGAAATAGTTAATAGAGGTAAAGGAGTTATTACCTTTGTTTGCCCAATGCCATATAAATTAGGCAAACAAAATACTCATACGTTTACTCAAAACTGGTCCACTGAAATCACTACTTCTTTCGTCAATCAAGGTAGTGTAGAAGCGCCTCCAATTATTGAGATTGAGGCCAAGAAACCGAGTACATTTTTAGATGTATGGTTTGGTGAGTATCCGTATAATCGTGATTATTTTAGAATCGGTTATCCGTTGAAAACAGAGCAACTACCTGTTGAAAGAAATCAAAGGCTTATATGGGATGAAATGGCTACCACTGTAGGTTGGAGTAAAGTCAGTTCGATGGAAGATGGCGAACCGATTGGCGAAATGAAAACAGATAAATATCAATTTTATTGTTCTGATTTTGGTACTAGTGCAGGGAAAGGGTGGCATGGCGCAGCTGTTAAAAAAAATATCCCCGGTGGCCCAGTACAAGATTTTATTATGCAGGCGTACGTTACATGTAAGAGTAAAAGAATAAATGAAATGGGACGGGTTGAGATAGCGATATTGGATGAAAATAGCAAGGTGCTTTCAAAAATTGCTATGTCTGATGTGTTTTGGCAAGCTGAACAAAATTTCGGAACAATGGTAATTGGACATGATAATAAGCCGGGAAAAATAGGTTTGATTTATGAGAGTGGTGATTATCCAAATACATGGAATCAATATTACGGAAGATTGTGGATAGCTAGAACGGGAAATGTATGGGAGGCTTATATCTCGAAATTCCTTCCGGGGACAGAAAAGGATGATTCAGAACGATTTGCAAGGTGGACGGATGAAAATAACTATCATATGGAAAAAGCAGCACAAATCCAGATCAGTATTATGCAATGGCAAGATGTACCGCCAGTAGAAGCAATGACCGTTTCAGATTTGAAATTCTGGAAAGTGAATTTAAATACTCAAAATAATCCGCCTTACATTTTTGATACGGGAGACAAGATTATAATTGATACAGAAAAAAGTCTTGTAACCATTAACGGTAAAAATGCGATTAATTTAAAAGACATTTTTAGTAATTTTCCAACTGTAATACGTGGTGAGAATCGTATCGATATAATGCCACCAGATGTTAAAGCAACTGTTAGTTATAGGGAGAGATACAGATGAGAACACCAAGCGGGATTTTGCATGTTGTGGATTTCAAAACAGATCAAATTGTTGCAGCTATTCAGCCAAATGACTATTGGGATGATAATAGGCGTTGGGAACTAAAAAACAATGTTGATATGCTGAATTTCACTGTTTTTGATGGAACTACTCATTCAGCTACACTACAACAACAAAATCTTGTTCTAAAAGAAGTTCGCGATGGAAGAGTTGTACCATATGTCATTACAGAAACAGAGAAGAATTCAGACAAACGATCCATTACCACATATGCTTCAGGAGCTTGGGTTCAAATTGCTAAATCAGGCATTATAAAACCACAACGAATAGAAGGTAAAACAGTAAACGAATTTATTGATATGGCTCTTGTAGGCATGAAATGGAAACGTGGAAAAACAGATTATGCAGGTTTTCACACTATGACCATTGATGAATTTATGGATCCGTTAACTTTTTTAAAGAAAATAGCTTCTTTATTCAAATTAGAAATTCAATATCGCGTTGAGGTTCAAGGGTCACAAATAGTTGGATGGTATGTTGATATGATTCAAAGGCGTGGCCGAGACACTGGTAAAGAAATAGAGTTAGGTAAAGATTTGATAGGTGTTACACGTATTGAACATTCAAGAGATATTTGTACAGCGTTAGTCGGATTTGTAAAAGGCGAAGGCGATAGTGTAATTACCATTGAAGGTATTAACAGGGGACTTCCGTATATTGTTGATAATGATGCATTTCAACGATGGAACGAACGAGGTAAGCATAAGTTTGGTTTTTACACGCCAGAAACAGAAGAGTTAAATATGACGCCACAACGTTTAATGACGTTAATGGAAATAGAACTGAAAAAACGTATTAATTCTTCCGTTTCGTATGAAGTAGAGGCACAATCAATCGGTCGCATTTTCGGACTAACACACGAACTAATCAATGAAGGAGATACAATCCGAATCAAAGATACAGGCTTCACACCTAAGCTATATCTTGAAGCGCGTGTTATCGCTGGTGACGAATCATTCACTGATCCTGCACAAGACAAATACGAATTTGGGGATTATAGAGAGATAGTAGACCCAAACGAGGAATTACGAAAGATTTACAATCGAATCCTTAGTAAATTCGGCGAGAAACAAGAAATGCTGGATCAGTTAGATAAATTAGTGAAAGATGCAAATGAAACAGCTAGTAATGCTAAGAAAGAATCCGAAGCAGCGAAAACATTGGCTGAAAAAGTTCAAGAGAATCTTAAAAATAACACGGTAGAAATAATTGAAGCTAAGAATCCACCGACAACAGGGCTTAAACCTTATAAGACACTTTGGCGTGATATTAGTAACGGAAAGCCCGGCATTTTAAAAATATGGACAGGTACAGCTTGGGAATCAGTTGTTCCTGATCCAGAAACTATCAAGAAAGAAACAATAGAGCAGGTAAATAAAGATATTGAATCAACAAAAACAGAATTAAACAAGAAGGTTCAAGAAGCACAAAATCAAGCGACAGGACAATTCAACGAAGTGCAGGAAGGTTTACAAGGTGTCAACCGCACAATTTCTAATATCGAAAATAAACAAGGTGAAATTGATAAGAAAGTAACTAAGTTCGAACAGGATTCTAATGGATTTAAAACTTCTATTGAATCGTTAACAAAAAAAGATACTGATATCAGCAATAAATTAAATACAGTCGAACAAACTGTAGAAGGTACAAAGAAGACTATTTCTGATGTACAGCAAACAACAAGTGAACTAAAGAAAACAACTACTGAAATAGAAGAAAAAGCTGGGAAAATCAGTGAGAAGTTAACAAGTATAGAAACAAAGGTTAATAGTGATAAAGCTGGAGGGCGTAACCTTTTATTAAAATCAAATGTTAAATATGAAAAAACAGACTATCTAATCAATCAATATTCTCTAACTGAAAATTTCTTTGCGGGTGAGGAATATACCTTTGTAATTAAAGGGAGTGTCCCACAAGGGCAGAAATTTGGAATTTGGCAGAATGGTGGGTCTAGCAATGTTGGATATGCAACACGTGTTTATGCGAATGGAATAACGTATGTAACCTTTAAAGCTGTTGCAGCTACAAGTGGAAATGAACGAAAGTTAAGCTTATATAACTATCCGAGTAGTACTACGAAATCTATTGTGGAATGGGTTGCCTTGTATAAAGGGAATAAGCCGCAAGATTGGACAGCACCGCCTGAAGAACAGGTAACAACGGATGAGTTCACTCAGAAAACAACTGAAATTGCAAAAAGCGTGGATGGAATTAAAGAAACTATTACAAAAGTAGAAAATAATCAAAGTGGATTTGATAAGCGTGTTGCTACTGTAGAAAAAGATGCAACCACCATTAAACAAAATGTCTCTTTAATACAAAATACGCAGACAGAACAAGGAAAACAATTACAAGAGGCGAAAGCTGGCTGGGAAAATACTGCGAAAGCACTTGAAGGTAAAGTTGAGATTAAGCAAGTTGAAGATTATGTTGCCGGATTTAAGATACCTGAGTTGAAGCAAACAGTTAATCAAAATAAGCAAGATTTATTAGATGAATTATCTCATAAGCTTGCAACTGAACAATTTTACCAAAAGATGACTTTAATCGATAACCGTTTCACTATCAATGAACAGGGTATCAATGCTGCAGCAAAAAAGACAGAAGTATATACAATAGAACAAGCAAATGGACAATTTGCAAAAGATTCTTACGTAAGAGATATGGAAACCCGTCTTCAGTTAACCGAAAAGGGCGTTAGTATATCTGTAAAAGAAAATGATGTAATCGCAGCATTCAATATGAGTAAAGAAAACATTACTTTGAATGCGAATAGAATTAACTTAAAAGGTTTTATTACAGCGAGCCATATTAAAGGACAAGTTTTAGAAGGAGTAACACTTAAAACGAGCGGAAACAGGTTTGTTGAAATAAATAAGCAAGACATGAAGATTTTCGATTCGGATAAGCCACGTGGCTATATAGGATTTATGGAAACGAATGATGGGAGTATTCAACCTTCACTCGTGCTTGGTTCTGACAATATTAAATACAGGGGTACAGGATCGTTTTATATTTATCAAGTCATGCCGCGAATTAATGGAGTCGATCAACCTTCTAAAGCGTATGCAAAATTTGGGGTTTCTAAAGGAGAAAATGCAGAAGGAACCAATATTTGGTCAAATTATATTCAAATGCAGAATGACGGTGGACATTTGAGCGTATATTCAGATGGACAATTTCGTTTTAAAAACTTGAATGATATTATTTTCGAATCTGAAGGATGGGCTTCAGGATATGGTTACTTCTTTGTGACCACAACGGAACCGCATGTTTTTACAAATAACTGGGGGCAGTTTACTTTCAAAAGAAAAGATAGTGACTATAAAATACATTTCATAAATGGCGCCACCGACCATGATTTAATCATGGGTAATGCAATGATAAGATCAAGTATTGTACAAGGTTATAACAACGGACTACAGATTAAAGGTATGATGGGGCAAGGATGGAAAGATATAGAATTAAGAACGCTACGAGCAAATGAAGATATTAGTGCTGTTGGACAAATGTGGGCAAAAGCATTTAATCCTACGTCAGCTAGAAATATGAAAGAAAATATAAAAGATATTCCTTTCTCAGCTCTTGATAAAATCATGAGTTTAGCTATCAAACAGTACAACTTCAAGGACGATATGTATGATCTGTATCAAATGCGTGTGAACAAGCCGGAAGAACAAACAGAACCATATACAACGAGAGATGTCGAAACCTATTTCGGCATGATTGCAGACGATACTGAAGATATATTTACAGATAAAGAGAAGCGAGCCATTAATCTATATAATACTGTCTCTATTTTCATTGCAGCTTTTCAACAACAGTATCGTGAATTTATCCAGTTAACAGAACAGGTTAAAAAGAATACCGAAGAGCTAAATGTAGTTAAAGAAGAAAATAAACAATTAAAAGAGCAGGTTAATATACTTACAATTAACGTGTCCACATTAACTGATTTAGTTCAAAAATTAATAAACGAGAAACCAGAGCAGCAGTTATAAGCTGGTCTTTTTTTATTGCCTAAAAAGGGGTGATCAAAGTGGAAGGGTTACAAGATGTGAGGAACGATGTTCAAGAAATAAAGCAAGATATCAAGGACATTCGTTTGGAAATGAAAAGTTTAGAAATTCGAACGACAGGTAACGAAAAAGACATTATTAATATCAATAAACAATTAGATAAAATCAGCGCCAATACAACTTGGATTTTGCGTTTAATTGTTGGAGGAATTATTGGAGCCGTTCTCACTTTCCTATTGAAAGGAGGTGGTATGTAATGGTTAGTTTTGCTGTAATAATTGGTGTTGTTGTTGGGTTATCACAGATTGTAAAAACAATTGGATTACAAACAAAATATGTTCCGTTATTGAATTTAACGCTTGGCATTGTGCTAGGCGTTTTGTTTTTGGCCGGAGACATCAAAACAAATGTATTTCAAGGAATCATCATCGGACTGTCAGCAAGTGGATTGTTTGACCACACAAAAATTATGAAAAAGGATGCTGATGTAAAATGAAAAAGACATTAAAACATATTTCTTCTATAGTTCTTACAGCTATTCTAGCGTTATCGATTACAACAAGTGCTTTTGCTGACAGAATACTAATTATTCCTGATTTACCGAAGCAAGGATATAGAAATGGAGTAGGAGCGTATGAAGGTGTGGTTGCACATAGTACAGCGACTCCAGAAGCTCCAGCAATCAATATCCAACGTTATGAAACACGTACTTGGAGAAGTGCATTTGTACATTATGCAGTTGACTGGGATGAAGTCATTCAAATTGCAGATACACGTTATATTGCGTATGGTGCTGGGCCAGCTGCTAATGCACGTTTTGTACATGTTGAACTTTGTGAGACTTCAGATTATAGCAAGTTTAAGCGAAGCTATGACAAGTATGTAAAATTATTAGCGAAAATTTTACGTGATCGTGGACTTTCAGTAGAAAAAGGACTATGGACACATGATGATGTAAGGAAATATCTTGGCGGGACCACTCACACTGATCCACTGGGTTATCTAAAAAAACATGGTATATCTGAAGCTCAATTCCGAGCAGATGTAAAACGTGCGTATAATAACACGGATATTTCTATTCCTGAACAACCTTCTAAACCAGCGGAAAAACCAACAGCCAATGTAGAAGGTGTAGCTTACATTGAAGGATATAATGTGAATTTACGTAAAGGCCCAGATGCAAGCTATTCTGTTATTCGTCAATTAAATAAACCAGAGGCTTATAAAGTTTGGGGAGAAAAGGACGGATGGCTAAATTTAGGTGGAAATCAGTGGATAAAATATAATCCATCGTATATCCGATTTGAAAAGAAAGAAGCTGTAAGTTCAGTTGCTGGAAAACGTGTAGTGTCGAAAGTGAATAATCTCAGATTTTACAGTGCTCCATCGTGGGAAGATAAGAATGTCGCAGGTACTGTAGATGCGGGATTAGGCTTTACAATTGATGCAACGGTAACGGTAAATGGTTCCTCACAATACAAAGTGCACAATAGTAAAGGAACAACATACTATATCACAGCAAGTGAAGCCTATGTATATGTGAAGTGAAAAGAGGGATTCCCAACTTATTGGGAATCCCTCTTTTTTTATTGTTTCCATTCGATCAGAGTACGTTTATTACATCTATGACAAATAAATGCTTCAGTTTTATGTACAACAGATTGTTTTTTACTACAGTTAGGACATTTTACAAGTTGTTTCCCCATTGCTTTATACATGAAAACAACTGAGAAAAATGCTAATCCTATAGCAGGTAAAATCCCGATGATAGTAAAGAATAATGCTACTGAAACAAGCAACCCTAATATGCCGATTGAGAAGTATATAAATCTTTTTAATTGATTACCTGTAGAACTCTTCTTTTCTTGTAATTCGATAATGAAAGTCTCTCCATCTGTAGTCTTTCTTAATTCCACAAAATCCCCTCCATATAATAAATAAGCTACGCTAATTAAAATAATATGAGAAGTGAAGTTTCATTTCTTATGTAAGCTCTTTTGAAACAACGGTACTGTTTGAATAAATTTTATTTACTTGTTCTTTGTTATATCCGTACAGGAGAGTTCCTCTATCATCGATGAATAAGCAAGCTCCTACATTAAATCCTCTGCATCCAGCCATAAATTTTGGAAGTTTAGGAATAAATCCAACCGCTTCAATATCCATCAAAATAAAGCGTACTGGAAGTGCTTTTTTATTTTGCTGTACACCTTTTAACATATGACTCATAAATGAAAAAATTTGACTTCCCATATCTGGAATGAAGTCTTCTTGCTGCTGATCATAGTCTGTATACGTGAAATAAACAATAGTTTTACGCTTTAATAGCTGCAATAAATCTTGTTTAGAATTTGAATGCAAGTCTGTATAGGGAAGTAATAGTATTTCAAAGTCTTGATTATATTTTTGAGCAGATGTTTTTTGATACATAATTCCCTTATAATCCAGTACAAATAAAGATTCTTCCTCAAAATTTTTGATGAAATCTTCAACTTCAACTAGTCCCTCTTCGGGGTGATAATAACCTTCGATTATTGTGTTCAATGTCTTAAATGGTGGTTTATTCATGGGAATCACTCCTCTTCTTCACTCCATATATCTTCAATTTTCATATCAAGAGCTTTTGCTATGCGCATAGCGACTCGTAGTGTTGGTTCACTTTTTCCTCTAACTATCATACTTAATGTTTGATCTGTTATGCCAGCTCTTTTTGCTAATGCAGATTGTTTAATCATTCTATCTGCTAAAATCGTTTTTAATTTACACTCCATAAAATCCCTCCCTTTAAAACATTCAATCAATTTTTTGAAAAACCTTTTGATTTTTTTGCTGTTGGACAAACAAGTTTTTGTTTTCTAGTTCATATACCTATATTACTTCCACTTGGAAGACCACAAGGAAGAAGAGACAACAAGAGGGGAGAGGTCTATATGCGTTGGCAATATAACCATTTAAACACAACTCCATATTTACATCCTTCAAAAGAGTTACGATCTATGTACAACGAATCAAGATCAAGAGCAGAAACTGAATCAATTTTAAATCACATGAGAAATCATGAAGTTTTTAATAACAAAGAGTACAAAGGGTATTTTAATTTATCGCAGGTAGTGGAGGAAGATTTATATGGTGAGGAAGAAGATGTTTTAAATTGGGAGATTCTAATGGATTGTTATGATGTTGTCCTTACGAGAAAAGGTATTGTATTTCGCGAAAAGGAAGAGGAGGAATAATCATGACACTTGCAGGAGAAGCGGTAGTTATTTGGACTGCAACAGGATTATCTGTAGTCGCTATGAAAGCAGCTGAAAAAATGGGAAAAAGTGTTCCACATTGGCTTCCACGTGTCACCTTGTACACAACACTTACAGGCTCGTTTCTATACCTTCTACGTTATGTTCTCGTTTTATTTCTATGAAGGAATACGATGTGGAAACTTTTTATTCCTTATGCCATAAGGAATATTGCTTGTATGCACGTATTCCTTGAAACAGGGATATATACCCTCTATAAGAGGGATATAAGGAGTGATTTTATGCTGGAGTTGTTATCAGTACCATTCGCAGGTTTAATTTTCGCCATAGTTGGCGAAAGGCTTAAAGGAAGAGAGAGTGATCGAAAGAAAATACAAGTTTTTTTTGAAGTAAGCGGAATTGCGATACGTAGAGAGGACAGATTACAGTATCCAGTTTTTCTTGAACAAAAAGAGGATGATCGAAGTACAACTTATATATATCGGTTACCTGTAGGAATGCCAAGTAAAATTATTCAGAAGGTCGAGGATGTTGTCTCTGAAGGGTTAAGTAAACCTGTCCGAATTGATTATGATAATTACAAATTAAATATTCGTGTGTTTCATAGAGATATACCCCAAAAATGGTCATGGTCTAAAGAATTGGTGGCAGAAGGAAGCTGGTGTGTGCCAATGGGCCAAAGTTTAGAAAAACTAATCTATCATGATTTTGATAAAACACCACATATGACACTAGGTGGTCTTACACGAATGGGTAAGACGGTGTTTCTAAAGAATGTAGTTACTTCACTTGCTTTAGCGCAACCAGAGTATATTCATTTATACATTATTGATTTAAAAGGCGGTTTGGAGTTCGGACCATATAAGAATTTAAAACAAATAGTTTCCATTGCTGAGAAACCCATAGAAGCCTTTATGGTATTAAAAGATATTCTTGAGAAGATGGAAGAGAAAATGCAATACATGAAAGATAGACATTATACAAACGTTGTAGAAACAAATACTAAAGAGCGCTATTTTATCATAGTAGACGAAGGCGCTGAATTGTGCCCTGATAAAAGTATGAAAAAGGAGCAACAAAGATTATTGGGGGCTTGTCAACAAATGCTTTCTCATATAGCGCGTATAGGTGGCGCTTTAGGATTTAGATTAATTTTCTGTACACAGTATCCGACAGGAGATACATTACCACGTCAAGTGAAACAAAATAGTGATGCGAAATTAGGTTTTAGATTACCGACTCAAACAGCTTCAAGCGTTGTTATAGATGAACCGGGATTAGAATCAATAAAAAGCATTCCTGGACGTGCAATTTTTAAAACGGATAGGCTCACCGAAATACAAGTTCCTTACATTAGTAATGAAATGATGTGGAATCATTTAAAACAATATGAGGTGGAGAAACATGAGGATGCAAACGCATATGCAAATCAACCGTCAAATGGCGATACTTGCGACGATTAGAAAGCTACAGTTTGCAACGAGAAGGCATTTAATGAGTGTTCATGAAATGGGCGGAATAAGAAATGCAAATCGAATCATGAAAGATTTATCTATGTATACAAGTAAGCTAGTTCACAATAAAGAGCATGTATATTATTTAAACCAATCAGGGCATAAGTTGTTCGGTGAAGGGAAAGTTGTACATCATGGTAAAGTTGCACACGCTATTTTACGTAATGAGGCTTGGTTACATTTATTTTGTCCAGATGATTGGCAAGTAGAAACCGAAATTAAATATATCAAAGATAATAAAAAGAAAAAAATAATTCCAGATGTGAAATTCCGTGATGAGGAAAGAATACTTCATGCTGTAGAAATAGATCGTACTCAGAAAATGATAGTAAACGATGAAAAATTAAAAAAATATGAAGAGTTAACGCAGATTTATAAACAGAAGCATAACGGTAAAATGCCAGTTATTCATTTCTTTACAATCACAAAATACAGAGAAAAGAAATTAGAACAACTGGCAAATAAATATAATGTGTTTGTAAAAGTATATGTAATCGCTGCTACTTAATGATAAAAAAAGAGCTGATCATTTTCGAATGATTAGCTTTTTTTTATTTCACTTCCTTAATTTCAAACAGGTCATCAATAGATATTTTTAAAGCGCGACTTATCGCAACTAAATGAATATCTCTGTGCTGTTCATTTTTATCGAATCTTGATATTGAAGACTGAGGTATATTTGCTAATTCTGCAAGTTGAGATTGAGTTAATTGACGTTCTTTCAGTATTTCTCCTAAACGTGGTTTAACTATGTATGTTACATTCTCCAAAATAATCACTCCTCTATATCCATTATGCAATAAGTGATATTCAATAATCAATATTTTTTTCAATCCTGTATTGACTATCCAATAGTGGATAATGTATATTAGTGGTAACAAATATTGAAAGGGGTTCGATGTAATTGGAGAAGTTCAATGATTATTTTGGTTTAGAAAGCAAATCAGATTTTGTATGGTTTTATGGTTTCTACACAGTTTCTGCAATTTTAATTGTAATTAATATGATCATTGTACTTATATAACTGGGGGTAAGAAGATGCTTAGTTCAGCAAATTATACACAATACAAAGAACTACAATCATTCCAATCAGTAGAAGAGATGAATGAAGCAATATGTTCTTTTTTATACAAACATACACATGAATTATCTGAGTCAGCAATAAAAGTATTGAAATTTCTAGCAAGGCACTCATGCAAGATTCCAGGTGTATCTTTCCTGAAGGTAGGAACAATTGCTAAGGCATTAAATATAAGCGATCGAACTGTCCGTAGGGTATTGAAAGTGTTAGAGGATTTCGAGGCAGTAACTAGACATAAAACGATTCGAACGGAAGGGAAATTACGCGGAGGGAATGGACATAACGTCTATGTCCTTCTAAAAAAATACAGTGTCACACCGAATGTCCTACCGAAAATGTCACAGCGACAAGGTGAAGAAAACCTTACAGAATCAAAGGTTTTCGATGCGAAATCGGACAAGGAAACTAAACTTTCTGAATCACACCCTCTAGAAGAATTAAAAAACGAATTAAACGTAAAAGAAACGTCAGCAAGGGAATCTAAAGAAATTGAATTAGAAGATTTAGATGAAACTTTCACACCAGAAAATGTACCAAGCCAATTCAGAGATGTGGTAGCTCCATTTTTCAAATCGGCAGATAAAATTTATAAGCTGTATCAGCGGGTGTTAATGGCTTATAAGCGTTCAAAAATAGACAAGCCTATTGAACAAGTGATAAATCAAGCCATTCAAGCATTCAGAGAAACTATTTTAGCAGAAAAAGCAAATAAAATTAGAAGTACTTTTGAAGGTTATTTTTATAGAATTGTTGAAAGTAAATTTGTAGTAGAACGAAGAAAAGAGTGTAGAGATACCTTATACGATTGGCTTACAGAATAAGCAAAAAGGATTGTAGGGATAAGATTTTGTTTGTATACTTTAATCATTCACATTTTATTGATATGAGTAATTATAACTAGTAAAGATGGTGATTTGATTGAAGTATGCAGTTTATGTTCGGGTATCTACAGACAGAGACGAACAAGTCTCATCTGTAGAAAATCAAATCGATGTATGTCGATATTGGTTAGATCAGCATGGGTATGATTGGGATGAAAACTCAATATATTTTGATGATGGTATTACAGGTACGGTTTTATTGGAACGACATGCAATGCAACTTATACTAGAGAAAGCGAAAAAACGTGAATTACAGATGGTGTTATTTAAATCAATTCATCGTTTAGCACGTGATTTAAAAGATGCTCTAGAGATTAAAGAAATACTTATTGCTAATGGAATTCGATTAGTCACAATCGAAGAGGGATACGATAGCCATTATGAAGGAAAAAACGATATGAAGTTTGAAATGTTTGCTATGTTCGCATCGCAATATCCGAAAACTTTATCTGTATCTATATCGGCAGCTTTATCAGCTAAAGTTAGGAGAGGCGAGCATACAGGTGGGCGTTTGCCTTTTGGTTACTCTGATCGTGAGAAGAAATATGTAATTAACGAGGAAGAAGCCGAGATTGTTAGAGAAATCTATGATATGTATTCAAAAGGAATTGGATATATAGGAATTGCAAAAATATTAAACGAAAGAGGCATTCCATCAAAAACCGGCGGTAAATGGCAAATGTCTTCCGTGCAAAGAATTATTAAGAATCCAATTTATAAAGGTGACTATATATTAAATCAGTACACCACAGTAAAGATTTCAGGTCGTAAGAAACAAATAAAAAATCCTGAAGAAAAATGGACAATATTTAAAAACCATCATCCTGCCATTGTATCTGAGAACCAGTGGGAATTAGTAAATAAGCCACGTTCTGCTAAAAAGAGAAGGCCTGCACTATGGAATGAATTTCGAGGGATCATGTTTTGTGCACATTGCGGTTCAGCAATGCAAGTTGTATATAGTGCTAAGAAAAAGAAAGATGGAACTAAGGAAGAGTGGAGATATTTAAAGTGCTCTAGATATAAACGATACGGAAGCGATGAATGTGTACGCCACGCTCCAATTCAATATCATGAATTTCGGGAGTTTATATTAGACAATTTGAAAGAAAAAGAAAAACAGTTAGAAACGGAATTCAATTTGAATGAAGAAACTTCAAGTGCAGAGAAGAAAAATAAATTGCAAAGAGAAATACAAAGAATAGAAGAAAAAAGAAAAAAACTGATTGATTTATATATGGAAGAACTTATTGAAAAAGAAGAATTTTTGAGTCGTCGCAACGAATTAGAGAAGACTATAAAGGAAAAAGAAGTTCAATTTGTATCGATGGAAGATAAGAGCGAAGTTAAACGGACTCAAGATGAATTTAGAAAAGCTTTTGCTTTGTTAGATGAAAGTAAGAATTTGTACGAAGAGTTTAAAAGGATTATAGATAGGATTGAGATATTTGAGAACGGGGATATAAAAATCGTCTACAGGATAGAAATGTAG